TCTCTTGTCTGCTGGAAGCACGATTGCTAGAGGCTCGTTGCCCGAAACCCTTGCGTTAGCGAAGATTAAGTCCATAGCCCCAAGAAGGTCGCCCTCTTCGTCAGCCGAAGCGTGTCCGAAAGTCTGAGTGGTTGTGACAGATTGGTTAGCACCATCATAAAGACCGCTTAGGATGAAGTTGTCAATCTTGTCAGCGCGTGCGCGAACAATTGCCATCTGTTGCCTGTCTATGTTCTCCCAAGACTCGCCGCGAAGCCTCACAGCGTCTAGGAAGGTCACACGACCCTGCCCCTTCTCTAACTTGGTTAGGTAGGAGTCGCTACCGACCTTTGTGGGGTCAGTTAGTGCAACATCGTCTATCGGGTAGTCGAAGGTTCCGTTCACGCCGGTATACCACTTGAACTCTAGCCACGGTACGCTTCGCACACCAACAAGGTCGGTTGCTATTGCGATAGTGTTAGACTGTAGTTGGATGAAGTCTCGGAGCGTCTGCTCAAGAACCGCATCGCCAACGGAGAACGGCCCATCAGCCGCGCTCACGTTAAGAATCTGCTCAAGAGTGTCGTTAGCCATCAAACACCAACTCCTATACAAGCCATAGGCACTAAGTCACCGGCAGTAATCGCTTCTCCATGCTCAAAGAGTGTTCCAACCTGCTTTGCGCTGTTGGAGGAAGAAGAAGACACATATCCGTCAGTCGCACCCACATAAAGTGGAATCCCGAAGTCTGCGTTTGCTGCTGATATTGCCTCGCACTTAACGTAGACTATTCCCGACATTGGGTAAACTGCTACTGTTGCGTCTACTGCCGTTCCGTCCTCAAGTGCGCCTGCCGAATCCCTTGAGGACTCAGCCGCGCTGACTCCGCATGGTTGGTCGGTGACACCCGAAGCGAGGACAACCCCGCTTGCGCCCGTCTTTAGCAGAAGTCCTTGCGAGGCAATCCCCGCCGCTACTGCGTGCTTTGCATTCCTTGTCTCATTTAGTGCCGCCATTTCAAATCATCTCCTTTCTTTCTTCGTATGTTGGCGCACGCATTCGGTCATTCTCGTCTGCGGCGAGTGTGCCGTTCCAAGCCTTTGCCCATGCGTTCCAACATCGAGCGTAAACGTCCTCATCGGACTCAACCATCCTACCGTTTAGGTAGTTGGCTACAACCCTCTTTGGGGTTTCGGAAGCCACAACGGGTGTTTCCTCGGAAATCTCGCTCACTACCTCTTCCATAACCACGGGGGCTGGCTCAGGGTGTGAAGACTCCCAAGAAGCGATTAGTCGCTCTACTGTCTCAGCCTTAAGGTCTTCGTGTCCTGTCATTCCCATCTCGGATGCCTTTTCTACAAGGCTAATCCTGTCAGCCTCAATACGGGCCGATTCTGCGGCCTCAAACTCGGCTACACGGGAAGAAGCAAGAACTAAGTCGGCCTTAAGAGCCTCTATTTCGTTCTCCATTTCTGATGTGTTGTCTATTTCGTCTGTCATTGCACTCACCATTGTTTGCTTACTAATTTCCGAACCGTCTGAATGAGATATAAACATTGCCTCAATTTTGGTAGGTTTCTCTATTCTACGCACATTTTCTATGTTCGCGTTCTCATACGCTGGCTTGTGAACTATAGCCAAATGGTCGAATGTGAAATCTTCCCCAAATACAATCCCTTCCTCATCAGCCTGCACGGGGACACCCGACCCACCAATGCTTACTCCGTAATCTTCTCTCGACCATAGGCCGGACTCAAGAGCCTCAAATAATTCGTGTCTTACAATATGAGCCACATATCTAACTTGATACCCTTCATTACCTGTTGGGTGGTAAGATGCACCCTTGATATATCCTACGATTGCTTCATCAACACTACCATCCATATTGCGTGTAAAGCCTGAACCGTGTTCTGATGCTTTGGGGTGATTTAGAGTAACGTCAGAAGCAATCATTCTATCTGCTAAAAGTCTTGCGCCATCAGCATTGATAGACCAACCGTTCTTATTAATCCCATCATGGAATGCTATTCCTCTTATTTCTATAATAGTATTACCCGTAGAGGCTTCAACAACAGCCTCCATCTCTTCTATCTCTAACTCAATAGTAACAGAAATCTTTCTACATTCGCCGTCAATCATCTCTTCACCCACAGGACAACAATCTTCTGTAGCGGCAATAGGTTCACATTCACATTCTGAACCACAATCTTTGCATGGTGTTCCATGTTCGCATTCACATGAGGCTTCTGCCTCTTGTAATAGACACCCCTTTTCTGCACATACTTCGGGACTTTCGCAAACGTCACATACGTCAGTCATATCTATCTTAACTATCCGACTGTTTTATTAATTATTCTAAAGATTACGAAACGACATAAACTTATCAACAATCATCCCAAAGAATAACATCAAGAGGAAGCAAAGGACTACATCATCTAATGATACAGGTAGTGTCATGCGTCCACCCTATACCACATTTCATCAGCCAAAGTGTCATTGTAGTATAATTGGAAATGGGTATTAATAGGTGCTTCATAGGGAATATTATAGAAATCAAGGTATTGATAGTCCCACTCTTGGTGATAAGTAGTAAAATTATCTTCTGCATGATACAATACACTTTCATTTAACGCATCATAAGCATCTATAGTAAGAAAGACCGTGACGTTAGCCATACAGGAGAAGTCAATATCAAACTCGTTGTAAAGAGAAGTGTTGTTGTTCTCCCAATAAGATATAACCTCATAGAAGTAGGCATAGCAATCTTCTGTGATTTCCTCTTCCTCTTGGGGGTATTCGCAAGACCCGTCATCATGGGTAGCAGTTTCATTGTAGTTTAAGGCGGTTGAATTAGTGCATCCGTAAATAGCAGATTCTAATTCGGCTTCATCATAGTCAAAGTCAATGTGAACCATTCGTAGTAAGTCTACACTTCCATTAGAAACTTGCACATACGCTCGGTGTGTTCCTTCTGATATATTCTCTATAGTCACTACAAACTCATGTTCGTTTCTAAATTCAGGACTCGTACCTAACTTTTCTTTACCGTCTAAACTGATGTTGTAATTTACCGTGTGTATACTATTACACCACATTAAGTCCATTAGATGCACGTTGAATAGAACATCATCCTCAATCACATAATGGTCTGCTATTAACGCCCAATCTTCTTCGCATTCGTCTATGTATGGGTTCCATTCGGGGTCATCTTTAACAATATCAACGACAGTATCTACTGCGAAATCAATGAACCCCACTTCATTTAGTCCGGCTAACATCATGGCAATTACAGACCCAATAGTAATCATTAGGGTGCGTAATTCTGAGAAACGAGCGTTTAACTCCGTTATGATGTTCTCTTCGGTACTATCCTCGTCATCACTCATGGTGTTGCTATAGTATTGAGTGATTCTTCAATCTTACCAATGCAAGGCCAACCTTTATGCGCCATTAGACTTCTCCGGCTTTGATTTTTCTTTTCCGGGTTGTGAATTTTCTGCCGGTAAGTCTCCCGTTTCTGAATCCGTCATGGGCGCAATAGGGTTCAAATCTTTTCTCTCTTCGCCATCTCTCTTATCTTTAGCAAGTGGCATATTCAACATATCTAATGCTTGGTTTAGAGTTAGTATACCGCTATCCCATCCCATAGTGGCCCTTTGCATAATATTTAATGGTGTTTCACTATCCATAGCATCAAACTTAATTGTAGGTAGGTCTTGCTTTCTGTGGTCTATACCTAACAATTCTAAGTGTTTGGAAAACATCTCAGCACAAGCATACTCCATAATCTTGTGCATACGAGCAATTGCTTGCACAGCCCATAGATTCGCATTGTAAGTAGCGGCAAACGTGCTACCCCTCTCTTGTCCGGCGGCTACTCTTGGTACTTGTAATACGGCGGCAATATCAGCATTAATGGCTTCTAAGAAATCATTGCTGTTTGGTATAGTATTTTCCAAATCAACATGGTGTATCTCAACATAATGCGGAAGAACGGGGATTTGGTCGCCCCTCAATCCCTCAAAGAGAGAAATAACATCATTCATTATAGTATTGAGTCTGTCGTATTGCTCGGCGGGGTCTTGGATATGCTCGATAGCAGACTTGTCAATTGTAATATATTGTTTTGTCATGCTGTCCTCAAGAGAAACCCTATTGTTAAGAGAATTATACTTCATCCTAATGGCTTGCTTCAATGCTGAGAATCGGGAAGCACCCCATATACCATAAGTGCTACGACCCTTGTTATCTACGAACCAATTGCTTCTATAATCAACCTTGAAATGCAATACCTCATCTACGGAAATAACCTTCTCATAATTAGAAGCCTCGCGTAGTATGTAAAACACGGGTTTAATAATAGGATTCTCCTTAGATGCCACGAAATACGAACCCGGCCCCCCGCGCTCATCTACAATGTTTACTTGGGCTACGGGTAGGCTTTGTAGTGCAGTAATACCCACACCTGCCTTTCCTACTACTTTGTTAATGTCATTACCGTATACCATTAGATTCCTCATGGCCGTGATTACTATATCATCGAAGTCAATAGTATCTTCTACTAATTCCCTTACAGCATTCCTAATCTTAGCATTCTTGGCCTTCTCATACTGTATCTCGTAATTGTTAGCAGTTAGACTGACTGCACGCACCGCCCCGTTCAATTCGGGGTCTAGTTTTAACATTAAGTCATACATATCAAACTCGTTATCGTAATTACTATCCTTATTTAGTTTCTCGGTATCTCTCACTATATCAGGAATGCCTGCCGCTACCTTAAACGTCTTGTTTGTAGCAACGTGCTTCGATTCAATTGTCTCTTCTACGCCTCTTCTGAGCATTCTATCCCACAAACTACGTTCTGCCATGATTTATCAAGGTGTAAAGTGTGCTTTAATCATTGGCTTTCATTCTTTTTGCGTTTTTTCGTCTTTTCAGAAGAAATAAAGCAAGATACTGCACTACTTTTGTCTATTTTTTCAATTCTTTCATAGACATTTTAGAAAAGTAAGAGCAAAACACTCTAAAAACACCTTTGAAGGAATTGAAGAAATTAAAAAACCGTGATACTGAGACTCCGTAATTTCTTTGGTGCTTGTGAAAATAACAAAAAGAATTACGAACAAAGGCAATGATTAAAAGGCAATAGCGCACACAATTGAACATGGGACAGGGTGACAAGCCTACTCCCGCCAAACATTACACGGGCGGGATTGAATTAATTAAGAGACTAAGCGAAGAGCGTTCTTTCACGAACATTTCTGATTTTGCTAGGTTTTTGCACAAGATAGAGCCGCGAAGAAGTGTTGATGGGTGGAGAACGAAAATTTACCGCTACATGGGTGAGCATGGTATAGACCTTGTTGAAATGTGGCGAAATATGCCCCTAATAGAAGACACAAGTGCTTACCAAACAGTATACTTCGATGAACATACGGACACTTATATTAGTGTAGCACCGGACACCAAGATGCTTGTTGTTATCAAGGGTGACACACATAGAAATATGAAAAAGTCATATTCGGAAGACGGTAAGAATCTAAGCCTTGACCAAATGAGTAGGGCTTTTGGTATGCCTACTTCTTTCATTGCTCACTATATGAGACTGAACGGATGGACTCATGCAATGGATATTTACACCGATGAGCAGATAGCGCAGAAGACTATTGAAGAAATGGTTTCCGAAACCGTTGCATCTAAGAGGCATAGGGTCTTGGAGAAGGCTTCTAAGGCATATTGGAAAAGTATTGAGAAGGATGCAGACAAGTATAAAATATTACAAGAAACTCTTCTAAAGGAGTTTAAGGAATTATTAAAAGATAAGGCCAAAAAGGTTAAGCCTCTCAAGATGGCTAAACCCACAAGAGACTACGCTGTTGTTGTTTCCCCTA